AAGCCGCCAAATGGTGGAAAAGAGCCGCCGCGCAAAATCCTATCAATATGTCCAGAGGCGACAAAACGACAGCGTATGACCAGCTCGTTGCCACAAAACAAACAGGTCTTAAACGGCTTATTGACAGACGCGTTGAATGGTTCTTTGCGCAGGCTTTGAACGGCAAAATCGACTATATCAGCGATGAAGGCCGAGCCTTTAATTTCGACTATAAACTTCCTACAGCGACAAGTTTTGCAAGTGCAGACGCGTGGGATAAATCCGGCAACCCTATTCATCAGTTAAGACAGCTCGCTAAAACTTTCAAAGCGGCTAATAATCAGCTTGCGCCTGATTTAATTATCATGGGCAGCAGAGCTGGAGACGCTTTCATGAATAACGAACATGTCGAAGGCTGGATGAAATCACCCGGCGTTCAGTTATTCGATAACGTAACAGACCTCGCTAAAGGTGAGGCACTTCCTATCGGACGTTTACAGGGCGCAGAGCTTTTCGAGTATTCGGCGACTTATGAGAATGAGAGAGGCAAAGCCGTTCCTTATCTTGATGAAAATTACGTTTATCTCACAAACTCTACATTATGGCGGCTTTTCTATGGTGCTATTAATGATTTTGACGCTGGAAATCCTCCTCTTGTTGCTCGTGAAGTTTTTTCAAAATCGAAAATCAGCGAGGACGGCAAGGCTATGGATATTTTTGTCGAAAGTCATCCCATGCCCGTAATCATAAGTAATTTAGGAGTTGTCAAAGCAAAGGTGCTGGATTAGCCATGAGCTACTGCACCGTTGATGATGTTATTCACGAATTTCACCCGACTTTGAAGTTAGAAATGGAAGAGCATTACGGCGAAGACTTTATAGCTAATATCGAAAAACATATAGAGAAAGCAGAAGCCTTCGTCAATGCTTCTTTGGCTCGTGCTTACTCTATCCCGTTAAAGAAAGCGACAATTACCGTAATATCGGCGGAATGTAAAATCGCGGCTTTTTTTGCCGGTGTTGCTTTTTCCGAAAAAGACGAAATCCTTCAAGATAAGTACGAGATAGCGCGTGAAATGCTCGAAAATTTAGTTACAGCTGATAATCCTGTCTTAGTTGACGAGGATTTAAGCGATGATGAAGCTAAAGGCGTGTATTACGGCACAGACGAGAGAATTTTCACGAAAGAAGAATTAGAGCAATGGTGATTAATTTTAAGTTAGAAGGTCTTGATAAGCTGAAAAGAAGATTAGACAAAACTAAAAATAAGCTGTCAGACCTTCGGCCGTTTTGGAACTCTGTCGGCGAATACATGAAGACCCGAACTATTAAAGAATGTTTCGATAAAGAACAATCACCGGACGGCGAGGCATGGAAACCTATTCATCGGGAAGGAAAAATTTTAAGTAATACAGGCGAATTAAAGAAAAGTATTCAGTATCAGGCTGACAGAAAGAGCGTAATTATCGGCTCGAACTTGAAATATTCGCGTATTCATCAGTTTGGCGGAAAAATAAAAGTTACTCCTAAAATGAGAGCTTTTCTTCATTATCAAGGAATACATTTAAGGAAAACTACAGATTTTATTAACATTCCCGCGCGTCCTTATTTAGGAATAAGTCAAGCTGACAGAAAGCATATAGCTCAGATGTTCAAAATGTATTTTAAGTATCACAATTCGGGAGGCGGTTAAGATTTTCAAAGAAGCGTATCTATTATTGCTTGAAATTCTCGAAGATGACCGTATTAAAGAATATGTTTTAGAAAATATAGGCAAGAAATTAACCGTTATCAATGCAGGAGCGCAAGTTACTACGCCGTCAGCAACTGTTTCCTTTAACGGAGGAGAATGTACGAGGGCAAGTAACACGAAGCAGGAAGTAAGTTATAAAGTTTCGTTCGCGTTGCCGTCTTTTAGTTCTAATGCCTTTGATAAATGTTTAGATTTTCTTGATTTTGTTACTCCTATATTTTTTGATTACAGGACAAGGAAAGAATTTGTGAAAAGTGTAAGTCCTTCAATGATTGAACAGGACAAAGATATTAAATCTTGGATTATTAATCTTAATGTTATTGTGGAGGTGTTTATCTAATGCCAAGAGTAGTAAATGATGTATTAATCGGCGGTGCTCGTGTTTTTATCGGGAAAGGTGAAGAAAGAAAAGAATTAGGCTGGCTCGCACAGAATGAAATAAAAGTCGAGGAGCAGGCAAGCTCAAAAACTATAAAAGAAAGTGAAGGCGGTACTGTCCTTGTTTATGCGACAGACAAAGAAGTCCATTTAACTTTCAGCTTGCTCGAAGCGAATTTTGAGGCTATGAAAATGCTCAATCCTTCATACACCGAGATTGGCGGAGACGATGACGAAACAGTAGAAGGAAACAGCCTTGCTTTCGGCTCGTTTCAGTCAGGCGCGTATTATCAGATTGAAGTATGGCATAAAAAACGCGACGGGACTTATCGCTGTAACAGACTTTTTAAGGCTCAAATTTCAGGAAACTTTACACCGCTCCTTCTTAATCCTGACAGTGAAAGCCCTATAGCGGTTGACGTTGTCGGAATAGTTGATGATACGAAACCGACAGACCATAACATTGGCGAAATGTTCGAATGTACGGCTGATAAAGCACCTGGAGGTGGCTGGTAATGAAAGAGTTTGCGGAAAAAGACGTAAAAGTTGAAATCTCGGGCAAGCAGTATCAAGTTAAGGAACTTTCACTTGCTCAAAAAATAAAAGTTATCGGGAGCATTTCAGAATTTATTAAGGACATTGCTAAAAATGCTTTCTTTAAGAAAGATAATAAAGGCGTTATTTCCTTTAATTTCATTGACGAAATAAGTCTTGCGGAATTAAACGTTGACAAGATTATTCTTAACGCTCTGAATGTTTTGCCCGAACTTTTAGCTCTCTCAATTCCTGATTTCATAGGCTGGGAGAATTTGCCCGAGTCGCAGTCAAGAGAGGCTATAGGAAAAGTTTTAGAAGTCAACGACTTCAAAGGTTTTATCGCAAATTTTATATCTTCGGCGGCAAAGATTATCCGATAGCGGAAGCTATTGTCGCAACACACATAAATCCCGAAACAATCTTAAATAAATATCCAGAAAGTTTTGCGCGTTCATTATTAAATGCCGCGTTAAAGCCGCCGTTCTGGGTTCAGGAAATATTAAATTCAATAGGAGGTGAGAATAAACATCATGGCAGACATTGAAGGAGTAAGTATAAAGATAACCGCCGATAGTTCACAGGCAACGCGTGAATTTTCAAAGCTCAAAGCTGCCGCTTCAAAAATCGCGTCTCTTGAAAAAATGAAAATGAAAGTAGATTGGGACATTCAGCACCCTAATATCGATTTTTCACAGCTTCGTATTCCCGCGAATTTTGGAATGAATTTCGGACAACAAATAACAGACGGGCTAAGTCAGGCTTCGGGCGTGTTAAATAATTTCGGTACACAGCTTCAAGCAACATTCGGAGGAGCTCTAAGCATAATTAAGAAAGGGCTTTTAGGCATTATTGGAACTGGTGGACTGCTTACGAATGAGTTTAGGAAGGCTTTGACTATCGGCGGAGGATTTGAAGCTACTATGACAAGCGTCAGTGTTGTTTCGAGTTCTACAGCTGAGGAAATGGCACAGCTTACCGCGAAAGCTCGTGAAATGGGCGCAACGTTGCCGATAACGGCGCAACAGGCTGGTCAGGCTATGTTAATCATGGCTCAGCGAGGCGACCGTTTTGAACAAATTATGGCTAATGTCAATGATGTTGCTAACCTTTCTATTTTTCAGGGGACTGATATGGCCACAGCGGCTGGCCTATTAGGCTCTACTATGTCGCAATTCTCATTAAAAACCGAAGAGGCAAGCAGAATTGTAGATATTTTTAACAACGCCTGTAACCAGTCTCCGTTAAACATGAGTCTTCTTGTTGACGCTATGCAGTATGTCGGTCCAGCTGCTGGAGGTATGGGAATGAAACTCGAAGAAGTCGTAGCAGGTTTAGAGGCTTTGCACGCCAGCGGACTTAAAGGCTCTATGGCTGGTACGGGTTTAAGAATGGTACTTCAAAAATTAGCGGCCAAGACGCAGATTGCAGGAGTAGAAACTAAAAAACTTGACGGCTCAACACGTTCATTAAGTGAAATTTTTTCTGAATTAAAAGAACATGGATATTCTTTAGCTGAGGCTACTAAAGATTTCGGCGCAAGAGGCGCGAATGCCGCGATAAGCCTCATGAAGTTATCAGGTTCTCTTGAAAATTATGAGAGAGGACTTCAAAGAGTAGGAACAACAAGCGCGGGCGTTCAAGAAAAAATGAAGACGTGGCCTAACGTATGGAATGCCTTTAGGTCAGCTACCGAAGAATTACATATTGAAATTTTTGAGCAAATTAAAGAGCAGTCAAAAGAAGCTATGTCCGGTATCGCTAATCTGACAAGAGCTTTCAGTTCATGGATAGAGGAGAGCGAGCTGGGAAAAAAAGTTCTTGACGCTTTTCTCAAAGGCTTAAAATTTAACGTTCCGAGTGTCGATGACTTCAAAAAAATACTTGATAGTCTTGATGTTAATGCTATCACTGAAACAGTT